AACCCTCGATATCGGATACGTCGGATCAGTTTTACTCCAGCCATTGGCAAAGTTTAATGTAGACTCGTCAGTGGTAATCTGCATCGTATTGTATGCAGAAATCGTATACTTACCCCCGTCACCACCGTAGTCAACTTCCTGTTCTGTATTAGCAGTCCAAGTAGGATAAACAGCAGTATTTGAACGACCCTTTACGGTTGCCGCAGGAAGGTCGAAGAAATCCACACCCGTAGAAAGGATTTTAATAGATTCGATACCACCAAAAACTTCATTGCTATAAACAATGGCGTCTTCAATTACCATATCCTTAAACTGAACATTCGCTGTTACACTACCACCATGGATAGTATCATCGACTCTATCAAGAACCGTACCATCTTCTAATGTAAAAGAGTTGATGGTATGGATTGGGTGAAGTGATTTGTTACCAGTAGGATCAGCATGCGCAGTATCATACATTCTCAAACGGAACATAGAATTTTTACCACCTTCCTGGGCTATGACCTTAGCATTCTCAGTTCCACCCGAGTGAGTGAAAGTAATATTTTGCCCTGTAACAATCGGATAGTCAGGATATGGAGTTCCGTTCTGGTAAAGTGCCTCGCCATTTGAAAATACTTGAGGTAAGGTAATCGTAAAATACAGTGCTGTATTTACTGCCTCACGAGTATTATATTGGAAAATAGAGTTGGCATTAAGATTGAAACCAATGTAAGGATATATCTGCTGATAAGAGTGATACATCAAATATTCGTCAGCTAACTCACCAACGATTGCTTGTTCGTTTCTACCACCCGTGAAGGCAGGGAAAACTTCTACCTCATCACCGACTTGGTAACCCGTCCCCTGCTTGACGACTCCCATGAAGTCGACGGCAAAATTATTTGATGTTTTAATGATTTGAGCAGTTGAAGTTACACCTCCAGCACTCTCAAAGGTAACGACTTGCCCAGGTTTATAATGGGAACCAGCAGCATATATTTCAACTTCTTTTACACCACCACGAATCTCTGCCGTGAGGTCTGCTTCTCTTCTTGCTGAGAAATCTTCTGCTTCAATGAAAGTCGCAGGCAGTACTTCGATTTTCTCGCCGACAATAAAATCATTTATAGTCGGATTGCCTGGAATCCCTGGCTGAGTCTCGTCGACCCAGTCTGGTAGACCTGCCAATTCAAGTACGTTTACTTCTTTGTTCTTTACTTGGTTTTTGTATGAGTTGATTACTAATGCCTCAATCCCCGACTCTTTACCTCGGATTCTCATTCCGACGAAATCGCTTAATGTAAATCCTTGTGGGATACCAGCAAGAAAGGTAACGATTGGCTGATTCCAACGTCCATCTGAAGCACGAAGTAAAAGAGTGCCTGGAAAGAAGACCTCGGAATCTTCACCATAGACTAACTTGAATAACCATTTGAGAGTTTTATCGACACCTTTACGATTGTTAAAGGTACGAATCATCTTGGCAAGTTGCCGTTCGTTTACATACCTTTTCTCTTCCAACTCCGGGAAGTTGGCCATCAAAGTATCGCGATATGTCTCTTGGAAATATGGAAGATCAGTGGTATCTACATCCTGCAAATCCATCATATAGGATGCGGCAAGGATGGCATTGTAGTGTACGTCTGTTATACCAGCAGTGTAGTCTGCTCCAGGTGACTTAGACCAAAACTCTACATCGAAACGATTAGCATGTTCTTCAACAAGATCGTCCCAAGAAAGACCCTCTGTAAAGATTCGCTCATCGTAGAGCATCTTCTGTCTGGAAATGTACTGAACATAAATCGTTCTACCATTGTTTATGACAGATTTGATGGTTGCTTGTGCAGCAGACCTTTCGCCATAAACGATCTGACCAACGTAAAAAAGTTCAGATACGTCTCGGTCTAGATCTATACGTACGAGTTCTAACCACTCGTAGTATGCCTCTAAAAATGCTTGGAAATTTTGACTTTGATCTGCCCTAATATATTCAGGCAGTTGCTCTTTTATTTGAGCAGAGACATCTACGTCGTGAAGTAATCCTGGCACACTCTATCTTCCCTAAACTGATTGTGACGATGATACAGATTGTAGATTACGTGTAGGATCGTTTCCGTCCCTATCTACAACCGCATGCATAGTTATTTTTATATCCTCATCAAGAATGGCAAGGATCTGGTCACGAACTGGGGTGATATCATTAATCGCAGGACGAACAAAGACATCCAGTTTATCATTATCAAAAGAAAGAGGTCTAAAACCCTGTATTTCAATTTTACCAGTATCATAATGTACTTTGCCAACATTAGATTTTACAATCGTTTTGGCTAAAGTATTTTTGTCGACATGAATAACTCTCAGTCTACCCTGTACCGTATTTCCTAGATGGAGATCCTCGAACTGGCAATTAGCCACCTCGGAACCAGCATCATTTTCGTGAGAGAATTTTGTTGAGGTTAATGTGCCGACATATGATTCGTTTGGTAAATATAAAGCATTATTAGTTTTTAGATCGAGGTTATTTTCTGAAACAATAGAAGGTATAAAGGTTTTCCTTAATCTTACTGATGTCAGGTTGTTTCTGATCGATAAATCATTTTTGTCGATATCAGCGATCAAACTCGAATATCTAAAAACTCTATCAAATGTAAGGAGTTCACCCTTACTGAAATTCTTTATGTAGTTCGCTACATTCTGTGCTATGATTTCTTGTGGTGTTGGTGTAGCATCAGGTTTGTAGTAGATGTCTATTGTAAGTTCAATGAATGTATAGTCAGGATCAATAACATTTATTCGTATCGCTACCAGATTTCTCTCTGATAACTGCATTCTTATATTTTGTTTTTCTACATAGGAATAAAATGCTCGATTCTGAGGTTTGACAGCGATGAAAACATCACCGTATCTTGGAGGATCATTATCCTCACCACCCCATCCTGTCAAAGAATCTAAGTTCGGTACAAGCACTCTTGTGTATGCTAAGTAATCTTCTAATGTAACACATCTACCCTGTGCCGCAAAAAACTTAGGAGCATTGTATTTTATTTCTGCAACTGACTCTCTTGCTTTACCTCCACTTGCTGCCTGTACAGTCGTAATAATCGCCTCTGACTGTCCAGCGACTGTGCCTGTCGGGACGAAATCAAATGCTTTATTAGATGCCTCACCATTTGTGGAGATATAGTCGAGAAGTACAAGATTACCATCTTCAAGTTTTCTACCCAGAGTTCCGTTTCCAAAAGTAACCTCAAACTTTCCTCCATCAACCTCGTCGAGGTAGTAGACATTTGAGGTACCGAAAATCTCTGTTACATTATTGGCTAGATACCAAGTTGTAGAAGTCTCATCTAACTGACTTGATTGAATAACAACATCAAGAGTCGTGACATCTGCTGTGATATTCTTTACTAGGAACTGTTGGTCAGGATTTGTCTCATCGTTTACGTAGGAATGGCGAATAGGAGTTCCTTCACGGATCTCCACATTGTTCGCGAAATAATCACCAGTTCTACTTGGCTTGATTGTAATCGCTTCTGTCGTTACGTAGAAATATGTTTCACCATTTACCTGTGTCTGAAACTCAGTGTATTCTTCAAGTATCAGAGGATCTGCTGTCGGTGTATCTGGGATTACCTGAATATTAATAACAGCCATCGGTGCGATAGTAGACCGAGGTGTATACCCAACTGTTTTTGCTTTTGAAACGACGTTGTTTCTTAACTGAGCAGATTGTAGGAAAGATTCGTTTGCAAGTTGATTGACGTAATATGCATTATAAAAGGTGTTATAGGCCAGCATGTCTGCCATCAGACTGAGGTTTGACCCCTCAAAATCAAAATCTGCGAACTCATTTTTTGATTTGATGAACTGCATCAGATTCGACTTAATATTATCGAAATCTAAATCAGAGACCTGAAGGGCAGTGTTGACTGCCATTATCTACCTTTCTGCAAGGTCTGTGTTATTTCAACTTCTTGCTTAGTATCTTTTATAGTGCATATAACAAATATATCATAAAGGTGTTTTTCTTCGTTCATAGTAACTCGGATATCCTCAATCAGAACCCGAGGTTCTTGTGACTCAATGGCCGATCTTATTTTATTAATCATTCGAGCAGTGGTCAGCTCTGTCATTGGCTCAAAGAGCATTTCTTTCAGACCAGCTCCAAGGTCAGGTCTAAAAAGTCTCTCGTAAGGTCCAGTTGCCAGGATATTTAATATAGATGCTTGTACTGCCTGTTCGTTCGTAATCTCATCCAAATCCTTAGTAACAGGATTCCTCTTCATGGAGAGACTGATATCCGAATAAGTTTTAGGTATAGGTATTGCCATGTTTTATTTAGGTTACTTCTACGACCTTAGGTTTATTCTTTTCTATAAGTATAATCTCACCTGATTTAGGTGGATATGCCGGATCGGTTATTTCTAATACGGCGAAGGATCGACTTTCTCCTGCTCCGTTCTTAGAAAATGCCATATAATAGATAGCTTGGTCTGGAACGGCAATAGATGTGACCGAACGACTGACTTCGGCCAGGTCATCATCGGATATTGGACTAACTCCATGATTAATTATTCCTGTATTCGCTGTATGGGCAGTGAAGGTAGAAGAATCCAATGGGACTGAAAGTCCAGCATCTGTGAAAAGATTAATAAAGTGAGCATTGGCCGAATCTACCTGAGCAAAATAATCATTATTATTTAGTTCTGTTGTTCCTCCGACACCAGTGAAGGTTATCAACTCACCTGACTTCACACCATGAACAGTCTCCTCCATTTCTAATCTAGTAGTCGTTCCGAGTGTAATCGCTCCTATAAATCCCTGAGCATTACTTCGTCTGCCTGTAGTATCGACACGGGTGAAATCATCTGTTCCAAAATAGATGACGTAGTTATCGATAAAAGATTCATCTAAAGCAGGTGTAATCTCGAATGAACCTGAGACAGTATCAGCAACTTTATCCTCATCAATAAACTCTAATGCTTCAGGTGCGAATCGTGGGAAGTATCCGTTATCATTTATCGCCATATTGAAGGAACTACGTTGAATAACTTTTTGGCCAGGAATGTTTTGTTTGTCTCTCGCTGTGAAGATCATAAAATGAGAGGTCGATTTATCCAATGTCATGGTTGGAATCGTGGCAGTTAGTTGACCATTCTGATCTATGTTTCGATAATTTACATCGGTACCTATTTGGCTACCGACAACAGAAACTGTATTCGTTGCTTGATTGTACTGGCCTAAGAAAACCTTATATACATCATCGATACCAAACTGTGAGACGTGTCCAATTCCCCTATCTATCTTAAGATCTCCACCAATCGTATATCTGTCTGGTTGCGAATCCTGGAAGTTCCCACCAGTCGCCCCAACTCTCGGTGCTGTAATCTTACCTAGATTGTAATGCACAACAGGAGATAAACCATTTTGATTCTCAGCATATACCAATAGATTTTCAACCTTCCCAGCATATTCTTCAGATAGTTCAACATTCTCAAGAACTATATTCATAATCCCTCCTTCAGCAGGGAGAACATAGCTACGGAAAGGAACAGTCGTAATATCTTTGAGATTTGAATCTCCGAAAAATACTCTGTATCCAAGAACAGTGGAAGTACCATCAGTTCCCGTATTATCTCTGTTGTCAATAGTAAAAGTTAAATTTGTAATAAAAAGTTCTCCTAATGAAACAGAAGAAACAGTCTCATCTACGATTACTTCTGGTTCGATCGGAAGTGTTGTACTGATAGGGATAGCATGATAAACATCAGATTCAATAATACCACCATAAGTTTGATTTCCAAGTTTACTGATGACAGTTGCTGTTGTACATAGAAGAACGTGTGTTGTGCCTTTCGGTATCTCATTGGCACCGACTGGCACCTCTACGGTAAGTGGGATTGTTTGGTCAACTCCTATTACGAAATCAGAACCATTACCAACAAAAGTATGGATCTCTTGAACCCTTTTATATGAGATATTCTCAAACTCGTCTTGCTCTGATTTTGCCCAATAGAGTCTGTAACCTACAATATTCATCGACCTTTCTTCACTCGCTGTCAATCTCTCAACATCAAATCTCCAGAAGAACTGTAACTTATTTGCTTGTTCTCTCATTTGATTTGTATCGAAACCAAATAAAGAAGCATCGAGGATATTATTTGTTAGACCACCATTCGCATCTCTCATTGCTTGCTGTGAGTTTAGTAGAGCATTTTCTGCTTCAGACTCGGCAACAAATCCACCACTTCCCTCTTTACCACTGCCAGCATTATCAAACTTATCGGTACCACCAGCACTGGTATCCACTATAGTTATCAATCCATCTTGTTGAGCATCTGGGTAAACAGCAAGATCTTTGCTCAGATCACTATTTCTTTCAGTATCTTCTTGGAACATGCTTTGGAAGTGTCTTCCTCTTCGTAAGGTTTCTGCTAACTGATCTTTAATATCTTCCTCAAATCCTTTCAATGATTGCTGGAGAAGTCCACCATATAGTTTTCTAGCATTCTCAAAATTCTTAAATGCTTGGTTTGTATTGAGAAAATTCATAAAGGAACTAAAATCACTTTCTGCTCCTAGTAGCATAACAGCAAAAGAATATTTTAAGTGCCCAGGAGGTGCTCCGTCTGCCGTCTTTAACTCATCTAACTTTCTCTGTAGTCCTGCCTTTCCATTAGCAGAAAAGGTTACGGCATAGATTCCCGAATCAGCCAACTCTGCTATTGACTTCAACCAAACTAAAAATCTAACGATACCTGATTCTAAATCTTTGAGAAACTGAATGACATCGTCAAGTAACTGTACAATTTCAGATAGAGCATTAGCACCACCTTTTGCGAGACCCCGAAGGAACTGCGTAAATCCCAGTATAGTGTTCCGTACTGCGAAAGCAAAATCTGGGAAGAACTCAGCTGCTGTTATTTTCGGGGCAAAATCTGGAGCGATAGAAGGAGGAAACTCATATTCACCAAACTCACCAAGTTCAGTATTGAAAGTTCCAAGGACACAGGATTTAATATCTGCTCCAACTACTTCTCTGTTGATATCGATAGTGCCGGATCCATCTTCTACAGCAACATAAACCAACTCCCCTGGCTGAAAGGGCAATCCTTCGATCGGTTCAAATTTCCCTTTGCCTTGAGCATTTGTATAAGGCATTATTCTCAATCTTTGAGCAGAATAACTTGATGTCGAGTCTTGTGAGAAGGTGATATCAGGTGGCGAAGGATCTCCCGTAGGTGTCCCGAATGCTCCCACAGCATCCTGAGAAATAATAGATTTATTTTTCTCCATCGTAGCAGTAAGACTCGAATAAGGATTATATACATTCCCCCTGTCATCGACTGCTATAATATCTTCTCTTTCTGTTCTCTCGTTCTTTATTACTATAACAGTATTCTTACTTGTTTCCCCAATAAGGATAGTACCATCCTCTATTTTGAAAAAGGTTTCATCTACTTTGCTTTTCGGAAAGAAAGGATTTGATTCTGCTGCTGCCGAAGTTGGTTTCGATGCGACGACCTGACAAACATTTCTTAAATGAATAGATCTTTGCTTTGTATGTTCTCCAAATGCCATATTGATGCGAGAAACAAGATCTGAAAAATATTTGTCGAATCCGTTGAAGACTCTACCAAGAAGTTCAAGAGTTCCAGTAGGTATAGAATCTATTGTTGCGGCACCAACATAAAAGATGGCACCTGAATATTTTGTAAATCCGTTATCAAGTTCCTGGTCAAGAGATTGTTCATATGGAACTGACTTAAAGAAACCAAAATCACTACCCTTAAAGGGAGTTCCAGCAGTGGATCCAGCATTGTATCCAAAGAGTTTCGGTCGACCAAACTTATCTCTCTTAGGTTTTCCTAACTCGCCATAGACTGTTTCAACATTCCCCTCGAGTTGTCCAATAGAAGCATTGATAGCATCTAGTTTTGCCTTTACAGCACTCTTGTTTGTTGCGGCAGTATTATTAAGAATCGCACCGAGTTGTGCCTGCTGTGACTTAGCAAAATAATAGTTCTGTGGATTTTTTATTCTTTCTTCTTTTCTACCCTCTTTGTCTTCTGATGTATGAAGTTCAAAAAGAGGTGCTCCTGGCCTATTAAAATCACCCTTGTCATTCAGAGCAGATGCCATCGCATCGAGAACGTCCCCAGGAGATAGTTGAGTAAGTCCGAGTGCCTCTGCTTTTCTACCAACGTATGCCAATCCTGAGTCGAATAAAAACTCAGTGGCTCGAGCAGTAGTTCCTAGAACTCCGTCATTTACACCTTCGTCTTCCGTAATATTTCCTAGGTCTGCTTTACCTTCACGTTCTGCGATGATCGCTTTAGCCTTGGATCCATATTTCTTTATAAATGCTTTGACAATAAAAACATCATCTTTAATACCATTGTAAATGTATCTAAGTGCTATATTCTTTTTCTCAGCAGGACTCAACTTCTGGGCAGTCTTAACACCAATATTTGAGACATACTCCTTAGCAGCTATTTCGTATGGTTTAAGGAACTGACCTGAAATGTAATCGGGTCGACGAACCCTCTCAGCATCTCTTACCTTTTGTGAATCTGGGAGAGCAGAGTTAATACGCATTGCCATTTGTAACATCTCATAAGCGACCGAAGTATCTTCGATTGACATGACATCTTGTAAGAGCTGACCAGGATATTTGAACTCAGCTGTTTCTTTAAACTTAGCAACTCTTTCGAGATCAGTATTCCCAGAGTGGACAATCATATAATAGATGCCTACATTGAACAATGAATTTACATAGTCCTCAATCGCCTGACATAAAACTTGGATGGCAATGAAAAAAGGATTTGCCAATCCTGTCAGGAGAAGTTGTAGAAATGCTACGTTCGATTGTGCGAGTTGAGCTAACTGTTTTACGACCTTTATACAACCATCAATATCGGATAAGAATCCTTTGATCGCCGAAGTGTTATTGGTCGCAAAAGTTAGACTACTCCATTTATCATCAGCCACTCGTTACTTTCTCTTTTAGTTTTTCTAATTCGGAAATACTTCCCTGTAAATCGTCTACCATCTCTTGAAGGAGTTCAGCAGACTCAGAATGCATTTTCCAATGTTCAGGATGAATCCATTTATTATCAGTAAATGGTTTCTCTTGTTTCAACTCATCAGGTATAGGTTGATCCTTAAGAGGAGAATATCCTGTATTTTTTTCTGTTCCTGACGACATCGTCGTAGAGGAGGTCGAGATTGAGAATCGCATTTGATGCTTTCTTTAAGGGTCCAACAGTGTCTCCTACGAGAACATCAATAAATTCCCATAGTTCTTTTGAATATCCACTGCCTTTAGAGTTACCATGCCCTCCAGAATCTTGGTTCGCACTGGGGTAGCCCATCCTTTCTTCGAATGTTGACTTCCACTGTATAAGGGCATCAGCAGTATTTTTAATCGCTAAATATAATGTATTTGTATCGTAAGTGAAATTAAAGGTAAATCCATTTTTCTCACTGTTCGAGTTTGTAAAACTATTCATTTGTGCTAAGTATTCATTTCTGAACTCTCGGCAAACTTCAATATTATCCAATACCAAATCCCAAGTTGCTGAATCGCGATCGATCGCCTGGTTGCCAGCATTATTACCAGTTGTATAGGTTACAAGACCTGGTTTGTTATTAGAATATCCTAAACTTTGACCTGTAGTATTCCCAAAATAAAGATCCCAATTTCCATCAGGGTAAATATGATATTTGGTAACTCCAGGAGAGGGTGTAGATTGATAGTTATGAATACTTAACATCCTTGATTTCATTATATCAACATAGGCATAAAAGTCATTACTATCAAAAACTCTTCCCAATAAATTAACTTCACTCTGATATTCTTCAGCATTAAATACAATATGATGATTATAGTAAGTTGTAGTTGATCCTGAGGTACCTAACCATACGTTAGCAGCAACAGTATGAACAGTCGTATTTTGAATATATGTCCCAGTCAACTTATAGATTCTTGGACCATATTGATTATTTTGCTTAATGTAATACGTACCTGGTTCATAGTGAGTTCCCGATGAAAATGGATAGGCAGGCGAAGTCGTATTTGCCTGATTTGCTATCAGTCCGTTGTAAGTATTAAAGTTTCCATTTCCGTCAGGCATTGGAAAAGAGACTCCTGCTCCACCTGTCGGAGAACCACCTCCAGCGATGGGATCTCTAGTCCAAGCAGGAATACTATAAGTATTCGTACCAGGAGTTGTCCATGCCATCGATGCTGTGGCACCTGTAGGAACATCTCCGTCTGTATTCCATCTGAATCCACCTGTATTACTTGAATACCCATCATATTCTTGACCTGTCAGTCTAGCAAATCCTGCCTTCATAGCATCGGGTGCTTCCATATCTCTGATGGTTTCAATATCAAGTTGTTTGTTGACTCCTGGAGCATGACCACTATAATATCCTGGAAGTTGTGCTGGGTTTAGAGTAGCATTTCCGGCATCATTTCTATCATAGTCTAACAGAAATGGATTAGGTTGATACCTCCATCTAAGTTCAGAATGTACTGCGTATGCGACTGCTCCTTGACCACTGTTATAGGAATCATCCCAATGCACATATGTGCCTTGATATGGAGCACTATCTGCTGGCATATCGTTTACACTCGCAGGATAAAAAGGATTCGCCTCTATATTCGGATAGTTCTCACTTGGTCTGATTGTACTTCTAGTTGTCGAATACTGTATCCCACCACTGCCGTTATTTGCCGCACTTGATTGATATTCGGATGGTCTTGATGCTTTAACAATATCATAATCAGTATTTGCTGCCCATCCTAAGTAAGGAACAAACTCATCATTATTCAACTTTGTAATAAGTTTGGGATCTTGCCCACCTTCATGTCTATTATTAGCAACGAACCAATCTAAGTTCATCTGTAGACCTCTAGCAGTTACGATTGCCAATAAACCAGTTGTATGCGCAGGATTATCATCATCGTGATCCCTCCATCTTCTCAGAGGTAAAGTTTTACCAAAGGAAGGTGGAGCGAGCGTAGCCATATTTGCTGAAGAGGAAACATAAACTTGTCCATCTCTAGTATTCGATACACCTTCTCTCAGTTGATGGTGTAAAGTTATTCGTGCTGGGAAAGAGTCTCCGTTTGCGGCAGTATAACTAACCAAGTTCATCGTTCCGTATTTCTGACTCAACGCATCTTGTTCAAATCCTTCAATAGTAGAAACGAGATTGTCAGTAAGAATAACACTATTCTGTGTCAACGACCATCGAAATGAGGTATTTACAGATCCAACATAACCGAAAGCACCTGAAGATAATCCTTGGACTTTATCAGAAACATCAAATCCTGTATTCCCTCTTTCTATCTGATTCGTACATATAATATCTACCGACATAGTAGTTGTATTGACAGTCGATAAGGTATCGAGTTCCATCGTCTTGTCACCACTTAACAGAGTCTCAGATACAGTGAAAGAAACATCATTCGATACAGAGTTCACCTTTATGTTATGTATAAGTTCTGGTTCATAGATATCGGTTACTGTTACTCCATTGTTTGATATTCTAAAATCAAATCTAGTATCACTAGCATCGGTCGGGGCAAGATAATCCCCGTCTTCAGGTTTAACAGCGATCTCTCCGTTGATTACATTTTGTGGTATGTAAGGAGCAGGCGAAACATATACACCAACATCATCGTCGATATTATAGAGTTCATGTGTATCATAGTTTTGTACAAGATAATAATCGCCAATGTAGTTCGAGACTTGATTTGCTCCAACCATATGAAATGAACCAACTACATTGCTCATAGGAACTTCTTCTGTTCCATCTAACGAGACAACCATCACCGTAAGTTGCTCGACAGTAGAAGCATAGACGTCAGGTGCAGATTGGAAATCATTGAAAGTACCCAACTCATAATTCATCAAATGGTCTGGAGAGTATCCTTTGAAAATACAATTTAGTTGACCAAGACGTTTTGATGTATCGTGTAAATTTCCAGCATAGTTTGACCCAGGGTGCATAAGTGCTCGCCCTGTGGTATACTTATAACCATCGTCGTCCGGATCCATCATAAGTTCACGCATCGCCTCGATTTCGTTAAGTAAACGAGTTCGTGTTGCTACTGCATTCGATGGAGCATCAATCAGTGCCTGGTCTGCTTCTTTTGCTTTTTCTGTTTTTATCGCACCCATAATTAAATCGGAGGTCCTGTGAATGGTATTGGAGGAGATCCTGGGATCACCCCTGTTATTGTTGATGTCATACAATATGTATGTACTGCTTGCACTAATCCCATAATAAACTGCTGTCCAGAAGGTACAGGAACAGCACATACTGGATTAAGTGACTGTTGTAATGATGCCATATTCGCTACTACGGGAGCAGTCTGAAACTGTGTCTGTAAAGACATCCACGCAGTATTTATAGCAGTTGCTAAGTTCAAAGCAAATATAGCACCCGAAGGTACTGGTGCGGCCATCGATCCCTGGAGTGAAGAAAGACCTCCAGAAAAGGCAGGCATAGCCAGTGTAGGCAATCCCATCGAGTTCTGTGCCGCAAGAGCGTAAGTTTGAAATGCCATCATAATCGTTTGGGCTGTCAATGCTCCCGATGCTGATGGTGCATTCAATGGTGCTAATCCTGCTTGAAAAGAACTCGGTACTAAAGCCATTATCCTCCGAAAATAACTTTTTTAGACAACAGTGTCATAACTTTAGCTGCTGTCGTAGGTGGTCCAGTCGGTCCTGCTGGTGACAGGTGTAAGTGTGCCGCATACTCCGTGGCAAACTGATCTCCAAGTACTGCAGGAGAAGCACCGACTCCACCGATAAATGTCATCTTTGAATCCAGCAACATAAGTTTTGATTTTATTAATGACAGTGCTCCGTAATCAATAATCGCTAACCCTGTTTTATGAAAGGTAGCTATCGTAGCAGTCGTATCAATAAATGTAGGAGTCTGCATCATAATCGACTGAGTTGCTACAGGATTCAGTTTGAAAAATGTTAATCCGTTTAGATTCGTAGGCATATCAACCATATCTGGAATCGGAGCAGGTTTCACAATAAACTCAATCGCACCGAGTTTCGGATTACCTGTGTTTACTTTGAGAACGATGTTACCCATCATCGCCTCAATCTCTTTCGCATTCCAGTCAGTACCAGGAGTTCTGTTATTGCCTATAAACTCATTTGTATAGAACTCTTTACTGTAACCACCCTTTACTAGAAATCCACCCTTCGGTGACCAGTTGATATTTCCTGAAGATGCTCCTGAAATATCGGAGGCACCTGTAAACTCAACTGCTCGAGTCTTGATAGCCAGTTTACCTATATTGTTTTTGGGATCTTCGGGATCGGGCACAGCAGACCATAATAAAGATCCATTTGGCCCACTCATAGAATACATATCAGCAACCGTCCCGAAGAATGTTCCTGACATAAAGAGAGTTCCTTTATTGCTCTCAACATGAAAACCACCAAGATTAATATTCATATTCCCTGAAGCAGTCTCAAAATTAATCTCAGAAGATCCTGAACCCTTTAGCACAATCTCAGAACCAGTGGCATTCAGATGAATACCTTGACCCGTTATCGCCTTAAAACCGACTACTCCTTCATACGAGTTTCCGATTGTTGTATCGAATCGGTCAGCATGTGTTCGTTCTATTCGAATGCCTGTTGGACCAAACTCAGTGAAGGTACCTGTTCTATGTTGCCACAGAAGTCTCTCTGCCTGTGGTGTATCATCTCTCTCAACTAAGTGCCCTGACTCTGTCTCAATTACGTGGTTGTAAGGGTAACGTGCCTTATAAAACTGAGGTGGTTCTTGGAAACTATTAGGAAGTTTCTTCCCCATCTGACTTTGTGACCTCGCTAGCTCAAATTGTCCAATAACCTTTCTACCACCCTCTCTAATATAGACCTGTGACTTTTCTACGTTTGCCGCATCAGATAACTTAGTCGGTTCAAACTCATCCTGACTAAATCCATGTGATCCTCTTAGATCATCATAACCCAAGGCAGTCCTTGGAGTTGTTGGCATTTGTATCAGACGTTTACTTGGATAAGGAGTTGGATCAAGTTCCCAGAGTTTGAAAGTATTATTTAAAGTAACGACTGATGCTGTAGCATCTACCTGTTGACCTTTTTGAGTAAAGACAAACGAACCTGGCCGACGAGGTATTGATCCTTCGATGTCAGGCATACCTGTTTTAATATTCTTAGCGAAGGCACCACTCTCCCCACCAAGTTCATACATCGACTGAGTATTTCTCCAACGATTATCTTTGAATGGCCCACCTGCTTTATCACCACCCTTCTTTGGTACTCCAGGAAGTGTACCCATCATCACAGGTTCTTGACCATCTTCACCATCTCTAAAAAATCCTACGACGTGGGTTCCTTCTACCGGACCTGTTGGTGACCATCCTACTCCTGTTTGTGAAGCAGAGTTGATCGGTGTCATTGGAACTGCCCAAGGTAGCATTTCGGTTGGCATCTTCCTAAGGTCTGGAGAGTGATAACTCATTATACGAACCTGACAACGACCTATCTTTAGGGGATCGTGACGATTCTCAACGACGCCAACCCACCACTTCCATTCAGGATACATCATAGGGTCTCCAGAGTTCTCTGGTCAGAAGAAACTTTTTCGGGGACTCTTGGTCCAGTTGGTACTTTATCATTTTTACCGACATTCGAATAAATAGCATAAAAATCTGGATCAGTATCACTATCCTCGCTAGCAGAATCTTTTGCTCTACCAGGAACACTCTTTGGTGTAAACGATTCATTTGACGCAAGAGGTTTCAATGTAATAGGATGAAGTTGTTGCATAGCATTTGGAACTTTGATGATTTTGTTTAATTCAACTTCGTATGAATCTTTCACAACCTCGCAAACCATTTTATAATCGCCACCTCGGAAGTTATGTTGAACTCTTGTAACCAGAAATCCACCCGATCTCAGTACTTCTTTATTAGTCGGTGTACGTGGAACTCTAGATGGCAGTTCTAATGTTATACAGGTACCTGCCTCTATTCTATCATCTCCTGGAAGGGTTACATTCAGAACCATAGATTGTAGTTGTTCTATCTGAGATCCTCTGTTCAACTTCCATTTACCTGCGTTGTTATAGAATGCTGACCCGTTCAAAGGGAAATATTCTACATGTGCGAACTTATTATGTTGTGCACCCTTTTTCTCTGCTCCAGAAGGTGCGAGTCCCATTGACGCAGACGAAGCAAGAATGCTATCCTTCTTGAGATGCCCCTGTGAGTATCCGTCTCTATCATAGAAATATTCATGTTGTTCTACTACCATGTCGATTAAATTGTGACCAATCAGTTTACGTGAGTACATCCCCTCCTGCATATTTTTGAGAGTATCAAAATAGTTCTCATGCTCGAAGTGATCTATAGTATAGAAGTCCTTTTCGTTTCTGCCAGAGTTTGGATTATCAGGATCCTGGAGATTTTTCGGTCTGACTAAAAACTTCGGAATATCGTCAAGGAGTCCTTCTTCAACATGCTCCTGATATCTCTTCATAATAGTCTCTACACTTCTGAAATAGTGCCCATGTAAAGTCTCCCAGAAAAAGAAAAGGGATCCAGGAATGGTATTATCTACTCGTGTAATAGACCTTCTGGCGATCATAGAAAGGGCATCGAAAGGATTCATGCCTGGAAATGCTATAACATAACCACCCTTCGTATCCTCTATGTTGAATGATTTCTCATAAACTGGAGATAGACTTTTCTTTAACTCAAGGGTAAAATATTCTTGATAAATCTGCTTTGCCATTTCAGAATAAGGCAAAGGTCCATATGAGTTGTAAACTCTCAGTCTCGTATTCAAAATAGATTCTGGACTGCAGCATCTTATCCTGTAAGTAGAGGCAGACATCGCAGTATCTGTTATTTCCTCTATCTTATATGTATGGAAAATCATACGAGTGGCCCGAGTAGGATCTGAGCCAGTATACATAGTCA